AGGCTATTTGATGAGTGAGAAATATGATAAGCTAGCAGCAATCGAAAAAGCGATTGCAGAGAAATATGGCGCCGAAACCATTCAGAATCCTAAAGGAAACTGGAATGAGGTTAAAGAAAAAGAATATCTAACTCAGTCCAAAGAGTTTTACAAAAAACAACACGAACAAGCAGCATGGCAAGAAAAAGTTGACGTTAATGGTATTAAGATCTCAAAAAAACTACTTAATAGAGAATCTCTGAAATCTTGTCCTGTCTGCGGATCGTTTCCAAAGAAATCTATGGATGATATTTGTCTTGTCAAATTTGATTGTTGCAGTACCTGCTATATAAAATATGTCGAGAACAGAGAAGAAAGATGGTTAAAAGGATGGAGACCGGATGCAGATTTTAAACAGCCAGCTTCTTAAAGAAATGATCCGAAATGCCCTTACTGAAGTAGAAGCTCAAGGCCAACAAGAGCCAGCTCCCGGAGTAGACACCAAATTTAAGACTGGTGTGATGTCCACGAGCCAACGAATGAAGCAGTCTCGCGAGCGAATAAAAGCAGCAGGAGAAGAGCTAGAACCAAACGAGCAAAAGCTTATTGATCAGCTTGAGGCAAAATTAACACAGCTAGCGGCCCTTCCTGGAGTGGATATGACAAAACATCGTCCCACACTTATACGCGTTTTAAAACTTTTAGTTAGCACTATGACCCCAAAGGAAAATAAATAATGGCAAGCATATATGAAATTATACAAGGACTCAACCAAGCAGCTGCAAATGCTTATGATGGAGCCTTAACGGAAACCGGCGAGACTCTTAAGGCAGGTCTACAGCGCGAAGATGGGGATCCTATTCAAGATAAGAGAGTCATTGATGGCTTTAAGGTGAAGTTTTATGGCAATATGATGTGTCTTAGCTATCATTCTGAAGTTATGTTGCGTGAGGTTTACGCATCTGGCTTTGAGTCTGACATGGATCAGCGTCTCGCAGACCTAAAAGGATGGCTCACAAAAGAGTACAAAAACATCACAGGGAACAGTGTAAGCTTAACTGAAGTCGGAGAGGTCGACGTCCGAGTCGAAAGCAGCTCTCGTGTTCGCAGTTGGGTGGTGGCCAAAAAGAATTATAAGATTGGCGGCCTCCCTTCGGAAATGAATGATGATAATTCTGGCTCTACTAATCCGGTGGAATCTAATTGGAAATCTTTTCTTGAACAAGGAGGGTGGGGCACGCGCCCTGATAACGATACAAGGAAAAAGGACTGATGAAGATAACCCTTGAAAGACTGCGTGAAATTATTGTTGAGGAGGTTATTAAAGAGGAGCTTGCCCCTGAGATAGCTGCTCCAGCAATCGCCGCAATGCTTCAAGGCACCGAAGCTGCAGCAACTTCCGATATCTTCGGCGCCGTCTTTGACCATATGTACGGCGAGGGCGCTTTAGAAGACGAAGCTGAAAGAATGGCTGGCGCCCAAGACGACGCGTCCGATCAAGAGGAATACCCCACGGAGTATCAGGCCGGCGGCGCTTATGGCGATAGGCCAAAAGTTGGCTTTGGAGAAGGCCTAGAAGAAATAATTCGGCAGGAACTTGCACAGATTTTAGAAAATGATTAATGAGCTTTCAATTATCAAAACAAGAACAAGTAAAAGAGATACTTAAGTGTGGAAAAGATCCCTCCTACTTCCTTAACAACTACGCAAGAATATCGCACCCATTACATGGACTTATTCTTTTTAACACTTTCGACTTCCAAGACGACCTTCTCAAAGATTTTAATGATTACCGTTTTAACGTTATTCTAAAAGCTCGTCAGCTCGGTATCTCAACGATTACCGCAGGCTATATCGTATGGATGATGTTGTTCCATCGCGACAAGGCTATTCTTGTCATGGCAACTAAGTTTGCAACGGCCGGAAACTTGGTTAAGAAAGTTAAACACATCATGCGCAATGTGCCCGAGTGGTTGAAGATCGCGCAGATTAGTGTAGACAACCGGACTTCTTTTGAGCTTTCAAATGGGTCGTCTATTAAGGCGGCTTCTACGTCTGGTGATGCTGGTCGTTCCGAAGCCCTGTCGCTTTTGGTACTAGATGAGGCCGCGCACATTGAAAACCTTGACGAGTTGTGGACAGGGTTGTATCCTACGTTGTCGACAGGTGGTCGTTGTATTGCATTGTCTACGCCTAATGGTGTGGGAAATTGGTTTCATAAAACCTGCACTGAATCTCAAGCCGGTACTAACAACTTTAATATAACCACTCTGATGTGGGATGTGCATCCCGATAGAAACGAGGAGTGGTATAAGAAAGAAACCAAAAACATGTCCAAGCGCCAGATTGCACAAGAGCTTGAATGTAACTTCAACACCTCTGGGGAAACGGTTATTGATCCGGATTGTATGACATGGATGCTTTCTACCATACGAGAGCCGAAATATAGAACAGGCTTCGATCGTAATTTTTGGATATGGGAAGAATTTGATCCTACCTGTAATTACCTATTGGTTGCCGATGTGTCGCGCGGCGACGGCGCAGACTTCTCCACATTTCATATTATTAAACTTGAAACGTTAGAGGTCGTTGGAGAGTACCAAGGAAAGCCCACGTTGGATATGTTCGCCAATACGTTGAATAGCGTTGGTAGGGAATTTGGTGGCTGTATGCTTGTGGTTGAGAATAACAATATTGGATATTCGGTCTTAACTAAGCTTATTGATGATTATCAATACCCCAATGTCTATCACTCAATCAAGTCTACACATGAATATATCGAACAACATCAGGCCGAGATAAGAAATTCAGCAATCCCAGGATTTACTACTTCTATGAAGACGCGCCCCCTCATCGTAGCCAAATTAGAGGAGTTTATCAGAAACAAACTAATTACCATATATTCTTCTCGTACAGTTAACGAGATGAAAACTTTTATTTGGAGGAATGGCAAGCCACAAGCGATGAAAGGCTACAATGATGATTTGATCATGGCATTGGCAATAGCGTGTTGGGTTAGAGACACCGCACTCCAGGCAAATGCTAGAGATTTAAACTATCAGAAAGCTTTCGCTAACGCTATCATTACAAGCCGCACTACCATGAATACGCAAATTAAAGGCCAACATGGCTATAAAAAGAATGAAATTTTTGATAAAATGACTGAGGCTGAAAAATTGTACAGCCAATACAAATGGATTATAAAGTGAGAAAATAAATGCCAATGGACAAAAACCCAGTTAACAAACAGAATGATCTTTTTAAGGCTTTAACGCGGCTTTTTTCGGGCCCCATCATTAATTATAGATCTCAGTCTGGCCGCCGAATCCGCCGGCAACATTTAGATAAGTTCTCCTCTAGATTTAAGTCAGCTTCGGGCCAGCAGTTCAAAAAGTCGATCTATAATCCTCTGGATACGATTGCCACGAACGCAGTGGCAAACCAACGGCGCACTGAACGGTATGTAGATTTTGATCAGATGGAATACACTCCCGAGATTGCATCTACGATGGATATCTACGCAGATGAAATGACAACATATTCTGAACTTCGCCCTATGTTAAACGTTAAATGTTCTAATGAGGAGATTAAGGCAGTCTTAGTTATCCTTTTTGAGCAGATTTTAAATCTTTCATATAATTTATTTGGGTGGGCCCGTACAATGTGCAAGTATGGTGACTTTTTCCTTTACTTGGACATTGACGATAAGTATGGTGTCACGTCCGTGATAGCGCTACCCCCGCAGGAAATCGAACGTCTGGAAGGAAAGGACTCCACTAATCCTAACTATATCCAGTATCAGTGGAACTCCGGAGGCATGACCTTTGAGAACTGGCAGATTGCACATTTTCGTATATTAGGTAATGATAAGTATGCTCCGTACGGCACTTCTATTTTGGAACCAGCACGCCGTATTTGGCGCCAGCTTATTCTGATGGAAGATGCTATGATGGCTTATCGCATTGTACGTTCTTCGGAACGACGCGTCTTTAAGATCGATGTGGGGGCAGTTCCTCCTCAAGAAGTTGAACAATATATGGAAAAGATTGTTACTCAACTTAAACGACACTCCGTCGTTAATCCTGATACCGGCCGTGTTGACTTGCGATACAACCCAATGTCAATTGAGGAGGATTATTACATTCCTGTGCGCCCTGGAACTGCTACTAGTATTGAGTCTCTTGCTGGGGCTCAAAATATCACGCAAATTGATGATATTAAATATCTTCGCGATAAACTATTCTCTGCGTTAAAGATTCCACAAGCATATCTTGCAATGGGCGAAGGTGCGGCAGAAGATAAAACCACACTCGCTCAAAAAGATATTAGATTTTCTCGTACAATCCAGAGGCTTCAAAGGGTCATCATCGCTGAACTAACAAAAATAGGGATCATCCACTTATATACATTGGGCTTTCGTGGTGATGATTTGTTGGCATTTGAATTGTCCTTAAACAATCCATCCAAGATTGCAGAATTACAAGAAATTGAACACTGGAAAGCTAAGTTCGATATCGCCGGCGGCGCCACAGAGGGGTATTTTTCCCGCC